AAGCCCCCGTGGATTAGACGGGGGCTAACTCAACTTCAAGGAGAGAACAACATGATCGAGTTTATAGCATCTTTGGCCCCAGAGGGCGAAACAGCCCTGATAGTCAGGCAAAAACCAAAATTAAAAGACGGCGCGTTGGATTTTCACGCCGATGGGGCTGTCAAGGCCACATGGCCGGCGTTTTTGCCCAGCCATAGAACCAAGGCCGGCGAGTCATGGTATGGCAACACCGCCAGCTTTATCGTGGAGCGCTTTAAAGACGGCCATGTCAGCGCCAGCGCAGCGAACTGCGAGTACATCTTGGTGATGATGCTGGACGACATAGGCACCAAGAGCAAGACCCCGCCCCTGCCGCCGACATGGATCATGGAAACATCAGCCGGCTCGTTTCAGTGGGGCTACGCTTTTAACGAGCAGCCTACCAAAGGCGAGTTCAGCGCGGCCATCAAAGCGATCGCAGACGCTGGCTACACAGACCCTGGCGCCATCAATGCCGTTCGTAACTTCCGACTGCCGGGCTCGGTCAACCTGAAGCCTGGCCGTGATAACTTTGAAGCCCGTCTGGTCGAGTTCCACCCAGAGCGCGACTACAGCCTGCCCGAGATATGCGCCGCTCTGGGCGTGACGCCAGCCGCCGCCGACAGCCTGACCCTGCGCCCGATCCGCATCAGTGACGATGGCGCGGACGATGTGCTGGCGTGGCTGTCAGCGCAGGGGCTGCTGCTGTCCAAACCGAACCAAGAGGGCTGGGCCGGCGTGATCTGCCCCAACGCCGCCGAGCACAGCGATGGCAACCCCGAGGGGCGCTACATGCCCGCCAACAGGGCGTACTGCTGCCTTCACGGCCACTGCGTTGATCTGGATTCTCGCACCTTCCTAGATTGGGTGGCTGACAATGGTGGCCCCAAGCACACACCTGGGCTGCGTGAAGAACTGTTCACGGCCGCAATGGAGGGCGCGCTTGCCAAGCTGACCCCGAACGATGTTTTCACAGACGCCGCCGCCGAGCGCATCGCCGAGGTCGAGCGCAAGGAATTAGGCCGCATCGAGAAGGCCGACTGGTATGAACGGTTTGCGTATATACAAGACGATGAGTCGTATTTCGACATGCAAGACCGCCGCGAAGTCTCCCGTCAGACCTTCAATGCCTTGTTCAGGCACATCAGTTGCAAGTCGATTCACACCGGACGCAAGATCGAAGCGTCAATCTGCTATGACGAGAACAGGCAGGCCAAAGGCGCCAAGGCGCTGGTCGGCATCACCTACGCCGCAGGCGAGTCGGTGCTGGTCGCCAGAGACGGCGACATCTACGGCAACCGCTGGCGCGATGCGCGGCCAGCAACCGCAGCCGGCGATGTCACCCCTTGGCTTGAGCACTGCCGGCTACTTGTGCCGGAGGCCAAAGAGTTAGAGCATATCCTGGATGTGATGGCGTTCAAGTTGCAGCACCCCGAGATCAAAGTCAACCATGCAATTCTGCATGGCGGTGACCAAGGGTCAGGCAAGGACACCATGTGGGCGCCGTTTATCTGGTCAGTGTGTGGAGCGCACCTTAAAAACAGGGGCTTGTTGGACAATGACACCATGAGCAGCCAGTTTGGCTACGCTTTGGAGTCTGAGATTTTGATTCTCAACGAATTGAAAGAGCCAGACGCCAAGGAGCGCCGCGCACTGGCAAACCGCTTGAAACCTATCATTGCAGCGCCGCCCGAGATGCTCACGATCAACCGTAAGGGTTTACACCCATACGCGATGGCGAACCGCGTCTTTGTGCTGGCGTTCTCCAATGACCCCGTGCCGATTTCGTTGGACAGTCAGGACAGGCGCTGGTTTTGCGTATGGTCACATGCCCCCAGAATGACCCCAGACGCCGCCGCCAAGATGTGGGCATGGTACAAGGCCGGTGGCTTTGCAGCAATCGGCGCATGGCTTGCGGCGCGTGATGTGTCAGCGTTCAACCCTGGTGCAGCGCCAATGATGACCGAATTTAAATTAAATCTTGTCGAGCATGGCCTAAGCATTGCAGAATCGTATCTTGTTGAGGCCATGCGCTTGAAAGTAGGCGAGTTCAGCAAAGGCGTCATTGGAAGCCCGTTTCACGCCGTCTGCGACCGACTGGCAGGGTCAGCACCGGCAGGCGTTAAAGTGCCGCAGCAGGCGCTGTTGCATGCGTTCAAGGAGGCCGGATGGGTCGATCTGGGCCGTGTGGCGTCATCAGACTACCCAAGCAAAAAACACCTGTACTGTGCGCCCGACATGGCCGGCGGTAACAAGTCCAATTTACGCCGACTTGTAGAGGATGCGCCAGCGGCAGCGCTGGTGAGGGTGAAATGAAAAAAAGCCCCGTGAGGGGCTTTATAGTTTCAGAATTATTGCGAGTAGTGCGGCAGCCAGGACCGCCAAAATCACGGCCACCGCGCCCGCTCTTCTAGTTCCTGAACGACGGCCGGGTCAATTATGGCCGTAACGTTCACCCCGTCGAGCCATGCGCCCGTGAGCGTATAGATGTCCGGCCAACCCGGCTCATCCCATGTCGCCGGCTCGCCGGCTTCGAATTCAAAGTTGCATTCGAGGGTTAACCCTCGTACGACATATGGCACGCCTTTCATTTGATAACCCTCGCTGGTGCAATATAGGCGTCGCGCCCTCGCTGCTTAAACCATGCTGCGATGCGCTGCGCCCGGTGCCTGGGCACCAAGCGCCGGCCTACCGCTCGGCTGTACCGGGCGCCCGGTGCGAATAATTGGATTGAGTACAAGGTCATGGCTCGATCCCCCGGGCGATGCAGTAAAGATCGACGGCCTCAAGCACCGGCGTACCGTACAGAAAATAGTACTTGGCCGCATCCCAATCGATCCGCCCGGACAATTCGGGATGATGCGTTATCAGAGCTTCGGTGAATTTAGCGTACCAGTCCGCTTGTGCTTGTGCTTTGGTTTTGGTTTTCATAGCACTACACCCCTTATTGCGTCGTCCCAGCCCCGGTTGTATTCGCGGTTTTTAGCGTGGCGCGCGTCATATCCGGCGCCGCCGTACGCGTCCTCATAGCCCATTAAATAGTAGTTCATACGTCAACCCCTAGACTTTCCAGCAATGAGCGCGCCTGCTCAATTGTGGCCGTAGCTTCCTCGGTTTCCCCGTGCGTTAACTCGCAAAGGGCGGCGTTCAGTAGTTGCAGAACTAACCCGTAGGATGGAACTCGCATATCTATCATGCTTGCACCTCCACAATCCGGTAATCGTCAGGGCTGTAATCGGTCAGATCGCCCGTTTTGACAAAATGCGCGAGGTCTGCCAAGTAGCCCGCGAGTTCTTCTTGCGCGGCTTCGTAGGTGTCGAACGTCACCAAGGTATCGCCGTCATCCGTCCAGACGTTTTCCCACCGGTTGAGGAAAGTTAGGGTTTGCACTTCGTAGGTCATTCGATCACCTCATAAGAATCAAAGCCTTGCGGCTGGCTGAGGTGTTCGGTTAGGGGCTGAAAAAACGCGTCTATTTCGGCGGCAAAATTGTCTTTATTGCTGCCGCATGTGTTAGGGTTCATTTGAAAATAGCGGTGTACATAATCGGCTGTGCTCATGTGCGCGCCATTTTTAGGGAATTGACGCTTTTCGCCGCCTTTGCTTTTGACCGGCTTATGCTTGCCGGTGCACTTGGCATGGTCTGCAAAAATTGTCGAAGTGTCGCGCAGTTTGTAAGTAGTGCGCCCGATAGTGATAGTGTTCATGCTGTTACTCTTTCAAAATGTGATTTAGTGCTGTTGATAAATTCGGCGACATGTTCCAACGGGAAACTCTCGGCGGCTTCCCAGACTGAAATGCTTTTCGCGCGCCATGTGTTCTCAGGGTCTTGCAAAATAGCGATGACTTCCGCATAAGTAAGGTTGTCGGGATATTCCGTAAGCCACTGGTCAAGTGCAAAATGTTCTGCTGTTTTCATGCTGCCACCTGTTCGGCTGCTTTGGTCAGGGCTTCGGCTTCGCGCGCCAGCGTACGGGCGCGGCTTTGCAACTTTTCCGCATAGTGCGCGGCGGGGTCAATGGCAAATTCTGTTTTGTAGGCTTTGCGGGCGGCGGCGCTGGTGCTTTTCATGCCCTCAATGTTTGGGCGGTAAACAGTCTCCCCAAAAACATCAAAGACCACTACGCGGAACCCTCGGGCGGTGTTATGCATGTCTTTGCTGCTGCTTTCCATGATCTCAAAAAATAGCCCCTCCATGATCGGGCGCGCGTCAGTGATGCGCGCATGGAAATAGCGCAATGTTGAATCGGTCACATAGTGCGTGCGGCCTAAGAGCGCCTCTTGCGCCTCATGTTTGGGCTGGCTGAAATAACGCTCTTGAAACGGGCGTGCGTTGGCTTCAATAAGTGCTTTTTTAATGGCTTGCATGATAATTTACCCTTACTTAGTTAGAACATCAAAATACGCGAGCAGCAGCACTACGCCGCCGCCTATGAGCAGCAGCGCGCCTAGTGCGCTGAATAGCGCGCCGATTAGTTCGCGCAAAGCTGAAGCGCGCCTGGTGAAAATATAGCGGTTCATGCTGTAACCCCTTTTTGCTGTAGCTTTTGCGACATTGACTCAAGGCCAAAGGCAAAGACAAAATCGTTGTAGTTGTCGCGGTTATGCGCCGCCCATGTGCCGAAGCTACTGTTTGTCTTAGTGATCCGGTAGACTTTGCCCTCGCAATAGCCCACATATTCGCCTTTACGAAATGCCGATTTATCGATGTTTGGGTAGTTTTTCATGTTGTCATTTCCTTAAGTTGAGTTTGTAAACGCTCAATCGCGGCCTTGCATCGCGCGATCTGTACAGGGTCACGGCTTTGCTTGATGACTTGCTGTTGCCAAAAAATGCTCTGCTCAAGTGCTTTTTTGCTAGTCATACATTCACCGCCTTTGCAAAATTAGGCGCTTCGCCGTTGTAGGTTGCAACGCGGAAAGAATGGAAACCGGCGGCGCTTGCGGCGGCTTTCACTTTTTCAATGTCGCTTTGCGTTTTGCAATTCGTGGCAAGTAGCGATTCCATGTAGTCGCGTGTCTCGCCTTGCTCTAAACCGTAAATCAAAATTTCCATGTTGCTAGCTCCTTTGGGTTGTTGATGTATCTAGTGTAAGGTTTTTCCTTGCAATGTCAAGGATTATTTTCTAGGTGTTTACCCTATACGCCTTTGATCTGTTGTTGATCTCTGCAAATGGCGCGCCGTTAACGCTGACATAAACCGCGCCTTTAGGGGTGCGCTGATCTAGCGATACAACGGCGGGTAAGTTATGGCGGCAAATGTTGCGGATAGATAGCGACTGATTGGCGGTAATTTGACCGCGCACTTGATAGAGCGCAAGCGCTGATTCCAAAAAATCTACTGTCGCGCATCTAGTAGCTGGCATGAGGTTTTGCTTGATTGGCATTACGATGTCCCGTAAAAGTTAAAGAGACCGTAATTTTACCATACTTTGTATTTTTACGCAAGGGTGTTTTTTCGTGTGTCAATTAGGTTATGAGTTAGGCGCGGGTTTTGGCATGCGCGACACATGCGCGCCCACAATGAAAGGCTAGGGTTTTGGGTCATTTAGGTTATGTGATGTATTAATAGATAAAAAAACAAATATACTGTATAGGTGTACAGTGGTGTAATTTTACGATGTTATAAGTCAGCAATGTCGTTAGGTCAGCCTAAATGACCCATGCCTGACCGCGCCGATAAGCCCCGCGCAAAATGGCTTTGTGTCTTTTGGGTCAATTAAAAACCCCTGACCCAAATGACCCATGCTATGTGGCCGCATGGCCGGCTTGCATGATGTAAGCCGCCAATTGTTTTGGGTCAACCCAAATGACCCATGCATGTCTGGCGCCAAACATGTTAGTCAGTGCTTACTCACCAGGTTGTAAGTGAGTGCTAACTGGGGCGGTGCATGTTAGTGAGTGCTCACATACCAGGCTGTAAGTAAGTGCCCACTGACTTAGGGGGTGGGGGTAGGGCCGAGCGGCAGGGCCAGCCGGTAGCGGAGGGGCTACAAACAAAATTTTTTTATTAAAAAATCGTATACTGCACGCACATGCCAACAAGCATGGAGATTGGCTAGTCAGGGATGCTCAAGCAGATACATGCTACTGGTCTGCCCATACAGGAATACCCACCAGTCTTCATCCTTGTTGGCAAAGGAGAATCCATGTTTTACTCGCTTCCATTTGAGGCGCGCAAAGTCGAAGCGACAGAGGCGCGCTTAAACCGAATCTACGATGCTGCCAAGTTGGGCCTCAAGGGCGACAGCTTGGCTATGGCTGCGGGCATGTTGCCTACCGAGTACCGCCAACTGTGCCAGCTTGACCCGATTGCCGAAGTGGCCGCCTTAAAGGGCAAGGCCGATGGCGAGATAGAAGCCTCACGCCAACTGCACAAAGCCGCCGCCGAGGGGGACGCCAAGGCCAGCCTGGCGATCTTGCAGCATGTCCACGGATGGGTCGCCAAGCAGGCCATTACAATCGACGTAGATCAGCGCATCAGCATCACCGCCGCCCTGGCCGAAGCCGAGCGGCGCGTCATGGACGTTATCGAGAACAACCCAAGTGAGGCGCTTGTGCCGCTTGAACGAAGACAAGAGGTAGCGTTATGATGTATAAATACGAGCCTCAAGTGCTGCAACAGCTAGGCATGCAGCAGCAGCCGTTCGATCCGTCTGCTGGTATTGGTGAGTTTGAGCGCCGTCAGTTCCAGCCCTACAACCAGCCCGAACCCTTTGACCCGTCTGCTGGTATCGGCGAATTTGAGGCTAAACAACTTTTGCCCTATCGGCAAAATCAAGCCCAGCCCCAAGCATTGCAACAGATGGGCATGCGACAACAGTCGTACCAGCCCCTGCCGCAAGCGCCAAGTATGCAGCCGTTTTTGCAACAGTTCAAAACGCAGCAGCGCCCGTACCAATCGCCGTATCAAAATTCAGAGGAAGGCGGTCGATCTGGTTCGGCCTACAGCTACAACAACAATAGCCAGCTAAACAATCTAGCCCCGTTAAACATGAACGCTTTGAACTTTAGCTACTAGATGCAGTCCACCAAGTACAGCGCCGAAGACGAACAAGAGTTGATGGCGCGGCTGTGGTCGCCCCAGATCAAGGACAACCCGCTGGCGTTTGTCATGCTGCTGTTCCCGTGGGGCGTCAAGGGCACGCCGCTGGAGCATTTCAGTGGCCCGCGCAAGTGGCAGCGCGAGGTGCTGCAAGACATCGCGGCGCACATCAAGCAAAACGGCGGCAAGATTGACTTTGATACCCTGCGCGAAGCGGTCGCGTCAGGCCGTGGTATCGGCAAGTCGGCGCTAGTCTCATGGCTAGTTATCTGGATGCTGTCCACGCGGATCGGCTCAACAACCATCGTGTCGGCCAACAGCGAGTCGCAGTTGCGTAAGGTGACCTGGGCCGAGATTACCAAGTGGCTGGCGATGGGGCTGAACAGCCACTGGTTTGAGGTCAGTGCAACCAGCCTGCAACCGGCCAAGTGGCTGACCGAGTTGGTCGAGCGCGATCTGCGTAAGGGCACCAGATATTGGGGCGTTGAGGGCCGGCTATGGTCGGCTGAGAATCCGGATGCGTTTGCGGGTGTACACAACATGGACGGCGTGCTGGTCATCTTCGACGAGGCCAGCGGTATTGATGACGCCATCTGGGCGGTGACGGCGGGCTTCTTTACGGAGAACACGCCCAACAGGTTCTGGTTTGCGTTTTCCAACCCCCGCCGCAACACGGGGTACTTCTACGAGACGTTCCACTCCAAGCGCGACTTTTGGAATACCAAGGTGGTGGACGCCCGCACGGTCGAGGGGACAGACAAGGCGGTCTACCAGCAGATCATTGACGAGTATGGGCCGGACTCAGCTCAGGCGCACGTCGAGGTGTACGGCCAGTTCCCAAGCGCGGGCGACGATCAGTTCATCGGCGCCAATACGGTGGACGAGGCCATGAAGCGGGTCAAGTACCAGGACATGAGCGCGCCGATTGTGATCGGGGTCGATCCGGCGCGGTTTGGCGCGGACGCAACAGTCATCGCCGTGCGGCAAGGACGGGACATTGTGAAGATCATCAGGCACCGAGGCGACGACACCATGACCGTGGTGGGGTATGTGATCGACGCCATTGAGGAATACAAGCCCACGCTGGTCGTCATCGACGAGGGCGGGCTGGGGGCTGGTATTGTGGACAGGCTCAAAGAGCAGCGCTACAAGATCAAGGGCGTAAATTTTGGCAACAAGTCCAAAAACCCGATTATGTACGGCAACATGAGGGCGCAAATGTGGGGCGACATGCGGGAGTGGCTGAAGACGGCCAGTATTCCGCACGACAGGTTCTTGAAGACGGACTTAATTTCGCCTATGATGAAGCCTGATTCACGTGGAACAATCTTTTTGGAGTCGAAAAAAGACATGAAATCACGCGGTTTAGCCTCGCCAGACGCTGCGGACGCTATTGCAGTGACGTTTGCCTTTCCCGTGGCCCATCGGGGCGAGTACAATGCGCGCACAACCACCCGCCGGACGTATTCAGACACTTCGGCCAACACATCTTGGATGGGAAGCTAGATGGCAACGAAAAAAACTGTTTCTTTGTCTGTCGGACGCGGTGAGAAACTGCCCGTATCCAAGGGCGCTGGCCTGACAGCCAAAGGCCGCGAGAAATACAACGCTGCGACTGGATCAAACCTCAAAGCGCCAGCCCCAAACCCCAAGACCAAGGCAGACCAAGGCCGCAAGGATTCATTTTGTGCAAGAATGGGCGCCGTAGCAGCCAACGCCAAAGACGGCGAACGCGCTAAAGCGGCCCTTAAACGATGGAAGTGCTAATCATGGCAACAAAACCTGGCTTGTACAGTAACATCGCGGCAAAACGCGAACGCATCAAAGAAGGCAGCGGCGAAAAGATGCGAAAGCCTGGTGCTGCTGGTGCTCCGACAGCCAAGGCGTTCAAAGAGTCTGCCAAAACTGCGAAGAAGAAGTAAATGGCAAACACCAAACCAATTGGCGTTGCGTACGAAGACCAGAACATCATCGGCGCGGATATTGTTGAGGCCACTGACATCGTTACTACGGGCACGATTGGCTACGCCGCCAGTGCTTTTGGCACGGTAACTCAATCCAACAACAAAACCACAGCGGTTACGATCAACACACCTTCTGGTCAGATTACGACTGCCAACGCGCAGATGGCCCCTAGCGCCAATGCGGTGTTTGTGGTTAATTGCAGCACAGTCAGCACCAGAGATGTGGTTGTGATCAGTGTTGCCTCCGGCGGCACTTTGGGTGCGTACAATGCTTTTATTGCGGCGGTGGCCGATGGTTCGT